GAACTAAAGCATACTACGATATTTTGGTACATGAAGGTCTAGGGCGGCACTCTCCTACTGGAGAGCTACCTGCTAACTTTCAGGAAGGGCCAGTGGTGCCTTCTCTTGCTGTGAGAAAGAAGTATTGGAAGCCTTCTCCAAAAGTACCCAGACCGTTTTTCAAGTATGCTATCAGGGATACTAGAACTATGGTGACTGATATTATAAGAGCTGGTTTCCGCGAAGCATCTAAAAAGTATCTGGGAACTTATGGAGCAGGAAGTAAACCAAGACACAAACTATCTGCAGTGATGGGTGGAATGAAATGAACTCTGTAGATTTCATATATGTTGTAAGAAACTTGATTGCTAATGATGCTGCTATAAGAGTATTGTTAAGAGCTACTAATGCTAATGCTGCTTTAAAGTCTATCTTATATACTGATGCTGAGTATGTTAGTAAAGATGCATTTTACAGCTTACCTGGCATTGCTATTAAGTATGATGATGAAGCTAGTACGTTGCGTGGTAGTGATTCTAACACTCTTATGGTAGGGTTTGAAATTGTAGACTCAGTAATGGCAAAGGTTGACTCTGCTGCCATTAATTGTATGAAAATTAGAGATGCTTTAAAAACATTATTAGAAGATAAACATACTACAATCAATGCACAAGCCTCAACTCTAGGGAGAACTCTAAAGGTACGGGACTCAGAGTGGGTGAGTTCTGTAACATTTAGTGATAAGACTCAGGGGTCAGAGCGCTTGCATAAAATAATATGTACTATGAAATTTATTTCAGGAGACTGATGCATGGCTGTTCAATTTGGTATTGGTACGCTGTATGGCGGCCCAGTCGGAAGTGAAATGGAGTTTGGTTGCGTTCAGGGAGTAACGTTGGATTTCTCCTTTGACCGCGCTACCCTCCACTGTGGTGGTGCGCTTTACCCTAAAGATGTTCGTATTCATACAGCATCAATTACGGGTAGGGCTCAATTTGCTGAAATTGATGCTGAAGCTGTTTACATGGTATTGGGTGGAGACAGTTATGTAGCAGGGCAGAAGGTGATCACGCTCAAGAACAACACTGCACCTGCAACGTTCAGGATGCGCTTCCTGACCACAACTGATTCCATAAGCCTTATCTTCACGCTGAATGCTTGTCGTACTGACTCGTTGGCCTTCAACTTCGGGCGTACTGACTATGTCATTCCTGACTTTAGCTTTACAGCTTTTGCAGATGCTAATAATGCTGTTGGAACTATTGACCTTGGTGATGCATCCTAGTTTCTAGGAGAGTTGCCTTGGCATAACAGAAAGGGTTGGGATAAGGTTATGGCTGGTTTACCTGTTCTGACCCTTCTGTTATTTTTCTAACCAGCTCACTTAACCGGCTAGGAGAATTAACAAAATGGCTCAGCCTAGTAATGTAGATATTAAGGCCGTGGATAAATCTAAGGATGTTAAAGATATTGACCAGATATCTGGTGATGAAAGAACTTTTATTATTGCCTCTGCTTCTAAGACTAAGTATGAACTGCGCCCTGCTTCTTTTAAACGCATCCCCGAAGTAGCCAAGCGCATAAGCGAAATTGATGACATTTATAAGACTGCTGCCTCAGAAGGAAAAACTGAGATGCAGCTGCTGATGGAAGAGAACTCTCCCCTATTAAGAGCTATGGCTAATGTGATGATGTTGGGTCTTGAATCTGCCCAACCTGAAATTACCATAGACCTCATACTGGACAACTTTGCCCCTATTGACTTTCCTGTTGTGTATAGGAAGATACTGGACATAAACGATTTTTTAGCAAGGATGCGGAGTATCCAGAACCAGATGTAAGCCGGAAGCAAGCCAAGCAGTACAGTAAGAATTATTATTCTGATATTGTTGATGCCTTGGCTAAGAGATACGGGTGGACAATTGAGTATATTCTAGGTCTCACCCGTAGGCAAATTAGACTTCTGACTTTAAGCGCTGGCGATGCGGAAAGACTACCTGATGACGACAACGATGCTTCGCAGTCTGATGATATTACTGATAACAAGGAACCTGTTGATTTAACTGTAAAGCAAAAGCACTTAGATAAGTTAAGAAAAGGGCTGAAGCTAAAAAGTAAATCTCACATTGTTGATAACCTTGTTGGTAAGAGTGTAGCGCCAGTATATAAGAAGCCTACTAATCCTATAAAGAGTAGGCATTCTCCCGATAAGCCTAGTAGCGATATTACCATTAAAGATTTGATCAGAATGGGTCAGGGTAACGAAGGCCCATTCAGCTTAGGTGATAAACTTCAGAACAAATTGAAAAAGAGATAACATATGGCTGAAGTATTAGGTAGTGCGGTATTTAAATACAGCGCTGATGTTGATACTAAACAAATTACTTCTCTCATATCTGAGATTAAGAAACTTGCCGCAGCAGAAGGCTCGCTGGTAAAGTTTTCTACTAATATGGCTCAGAACCATGGGAAAGTAACTGCCACATTCTATGATGCAGCTCAAGGTGCTAATGCAGCTTCTAAGTCTCTGTATGGTTACAATAATCAGTTGTACCATGCGTCTTTTGCTTTCACTGCATTAAGCGCTTCTATGCTGGCTATGAGTGCTGGCTTTGGTAAGATGATATATGATTTTGATAGAAATATGACTATGGTCAAGGCTGTCTCAGGAGCCACCGTAGCACAGTTTGAGGAGATGAAGACTCAAGCCAGAGAGGTAGGAGCTGCTACGGAGTTTGGAGCTGCTAAGGCAGCAGAGGGTATGTTGGTGCTTGCGCGTATAGGCGTAGATGCTGCTGACTCTATGAAGATACTTACTCCGGCTATGCAGCTGGCTCAGAGCCAACAGTATGACATGGCCAAGGCAACTGAGCTAGTAGTTATGCAGATGAAAGTGTTTAATAAGACTGCTGATGAATCTGGTAAGGTTGCTGATGTTCTTGCTTCTGGCGCTGCTAAGACGGCTGGTGATTTAGAGATGCTGAGCACTTCCCTAGCATATGCCGGCCCTATTGCCTCTGTATTAGGTAGAGGGTTAGAGGAAACTACTGCTGCTTTGGGATTGATGTATAATGCTGGTATTAAGGCTTCTACTGCTGGTACTAACTTGCGCTTTGGTTTACAGCAATTAGTTAAACCAACCAAGCAGGTTAAGGATGGACTGAAATCTATAGGGCTGACTATAAAAGATGTTGACCCTACTGCTCACTCTCTTAGTGAGATAATGACAACTTTAGCAGATAAGTTAAAGGGAACTTCTGATAAGGCTAAAGTGCTGTTTAATATATTTGGTGTTAGGGCTGCTTCAGGTTGGGCTGCTATGGTTCAGCAAGTTATCAATAATAGAGATGCATTTAATGATTTACAAAAAGAAATATCAGAGAGCGGAGAAGTAGCAAAGCAGTTTGATGCACAGATGAACTCTTTATCTGGTGTATTGAATCTTATGAAATCAGGGATAGAGGACATGGCTATTGGTTTCGGCCAAGCCCTATACCCTGAGCTGAGATTGGTTGCTGAAGGCGCTAAAAGTATGATTGATTACTTTAGAGAGATGCCTGATGCAGTGAAGGGGTTTATTGCTACTGGTTTCGGGATTACTGCTGTTACTGCTACTATTGTTGGTGCTTTGTCTAGTGTGGTATATTTGGGACGTATGTTCTCAGGCATCTGGGTAAATTTTACTGGGTCTATAGATAAGTCAATAGGCTCATTGAGAAATGCTGCTTCTGGATTGAAAGAGTTTAAAGATGCTCAGCAGAGACTTGCTACTGTTATGGAGTGGGAGGCTGCTGGTGCTGTTAAAAGAAACCTATCCAATCAGTTAGTATTAGGGACTACTTCTAAGTTGGGTAAGGCTTTAGCAAAAGAGGCAATTGATGCTGGTATGGCTGCTGCAGCAAATCAAAAATTAGCCACTAAGAAGTGGGAAGTTTTCAAGGCTACAGTAATGGAGCACGGTGCTTTGTATCGCCTTGATAAGGCTCAGATTGCTGAAGCACTATCAAAGGGCCAGCAAATAATGATGGCTAATGGATACAATGCAGCTCTTAGGGAAGAGGTTAAGCTGCACGGCATACTTGCTGTATCTATTGGTGGTGTTAAGAAAGCAATGGGCGGTTTATTTGCTGCTATGGGTGGTTGGGTTGGATTATCAATAATGGCTATTACTGCTTTGGTTGGTTGGCTTATAAAGATGAAGGCTGAAGCAGAAGAAGCCCGAAGAGTTCTCCTACAAACCTATAATGATAGTATTGATAAGTTGGAAGAGTTAAGTGCAGCTCAAAAGACTGCTGCTAAGATACAAAAGGACATTGCAGCAGAGCAGGCTAAGTCTAAACCTGACCAACAGGTATTGACTAGACTGCAAGAGGAGATGAATGAGAAGAAGATAGAAGAGCGCGAGATTAACCGGAAGTTGGTTGAGCTACAGCCTGAATTGCTGAAAGGTATTGATGCAGAGACTGGAGCCCTTATTGTACAGAATGACATATTGGAAGAGCAGATAGTAAAACGCGACCTTCTAAAGTCATTAATGGATAATAAGAGTGAGAAAGTTAAAACTGCATTTGATGCATACAGTAAAGAAGTCAAGGCTGCCCCTATCACTAAGGGTGCTGTTTCAGATATTTATGAAAACTCTACTTCTGATGAATATGCTGGGGCTACTACTAATGAGACCAAGCTTGAGGTTGCTCTGCGCTACCAAAATGAATGGTTTAAAGCAATAGCAGCAATAGAGAAGAGAAAGGCAGAGTTGCTGCAAGGCAAGGAAGATAGATGGGGCACAGCAGGAGATAAGTATGTTGACAATCAGGTGAAAAAACTTACAGAGGAACAAAAAGAGTACAGAGAGTCTATAGTTAAAGTCAACAGGCAGATAGATATGTTTAAGGGCGCAGTTAAATCTACTACCCCTATTGTTGATGAACATATTGATACTGTTACTGATGCAGGCTCTGCTGTAAAGGCATTAGGTCAGTCTTATCTTGATTTAGAAGATAAGATTAAAGACTTGCAAGATAGGGTGAATAAAAAGAGTTTGTCTATGGAGACTGATATTAAACTTATTGATGCTGATGAATTTGGTAAGGAGATGGTGAAGTTAGAGCAAGAGTATGAAAATGGATTAGCAGAGATAGAAGGTTTAAGTAGGAATTTAGCTAAAGTCCAAGAAGATGTTCTTGCTAGTGATAATATTACTGCAGCTCAAAAAGTTGAGCTAAATAATATGATTAGCAATACTCAAAAATTTATTGGCCAAAGTATTAATATATCTAGAGATTGGTATGATGCTATGGCTAGTGATGCTGTTAGTAAGTATTGGAATAAGATGGACTTGCAGAGAGCATCTTATGAGGTAGATATGATTAATACTGAGATGGCTATAAAGGAAACATTTGATAGTGTATATGATGAAAAAATTATGGCAGCAGAAGCCGCCAATGCAAAAGAAATACTATTAGAGAGGCAGCACTTAGAAGATAAACAGAGAGAGCTTGAAGCTGCTAAAATTTCTACTGCAGGGCCTGTTACTAAGGATCAATATGAACAAGATAAGAAGCACATAGCAGAACTTGAGCAGCAGGTCAGAGAGTCTCAGACTAGAATAGTTGTACTGAAGAAGTTGGGATTTTCAGAAGTTCAGGCAATTCAGTATAAGAACTTTCAGGAGCAGCAAGACATTGACTTACAGAGCTTTGAGGCACAAACTCAGAACGAAATGGCACTGCTTGACTTCAAGCGTAAACAAGCTCGTGAAGAATTACAACTGCTTGAAAGTAAAGGCATTAAATCTGTTAAGGAGCATAAGGCTTCTCTTGATAGAATGAAGGTTGCTGATAGGGCATACAACCAAGCACTGATAAAGACCTGGCACGAAATGGCTGGAATTATTGGTGGAGCTATATCTGAAGTTGTTGGTAGAATTGATAAGGATATGCAGCAGTCTATTGATAATATTAATAGAGGAATCTCTGGTGTCTTTGATTTAGCTGAAGGTATTTCTAGCCAAAATTATTTGCAAGCAGTTGGTGGAGCTTTAGAAGTAGTATTGGCAGCCTTTAATCAAAATATGGATGAGTTAGCTAAAGAAGCTGAGTACATAAAGAAAGAGACTGATTTGAGGAATGACTTAAATGATTCCTTGAAAGAGTTCATTGCTAGTTTGGATACCTATACTTTAAAGATAGTGGATATGATTAGAAAGTTGACTGGATTAGGTACATCTGAGGAAGACATTATTAGAACAAAATCTGACATAAGCTCTAGGGTAGGGGTAATAGGAGCAGGCCGTAATGTTTACGGTGTCAATGGATTATTTGGTGGCGCATATGGAGCAGGTCAGCGTCAAGCAGCCTATGGAGAGAGTGGTCAGGGCAATGACTATTCTGCATATGGTAAACCTGAAATGCTACTTAATGCTATAAATGATTTAGTCACTGCTATGAAGATACCGGCAGGGGCTACTCCTGTGGTTAGTGTTGATCCTGCTACCGGAGTATCTAGGACTGTTGGGTATAAACAAGGTGATAAATATACTTCTATGGATGATCAGATAAGTGGAGTGAAATCTAAGTATTCTGAGATTGATAGCAATATGTGGGGTGACCTACAGGAGATGGCTACCACATATAGTAAAGGCAATATAAATACTGAAGATTTAACAGCAGTACTATCTGATGTGGGTACTATGTATAATCTAGGAATGGCAGAATATTTTACCGCACCTTTAAGTAATTTGGCGGATTTGGCAGCAGATGGTAATGTTACTTCTGAAGAGATTATTGATAAGTTGGAAGAGATAAGAGGTAATATGGAAGAGAATGCAGGCAGAACCGTTACCCTATCTAATGGCGAAGAGCTGCCTGTTGTTAGTGGTAAGGATTATGTTGATGTTATGAATAGGATATATGCTGAGCAAAAGGCTTTGTCTGAAAAGGTTGGTGGTGAGGAAGGTGTGAAAATATTGGAAGATGCTTTAGAAGTTAAAGCTAATATGATTGAATTTGCCATTAAAACCTTTAAGGACTTAACTAGATCAGAACAATTAGATTTATTAGGTGCACTGAGAGACATTGATGCAGAAAAGGCAGCAGTGCTAGAGGCTTTTGTTAAAAGTGTACAAGAGTCTTCTAAGGAAGTACTGGATAGCCTGACTAGCTCTAAAACTGAATATGATAGTGATGTATCTGAAATAACTGATAAGTATAAGGAGCTTAGAGAAACTTGGCAAGGGCTGTTAGATGATAGAGATGAGCTTACATCTTCTTTTGAGAAGGATAAGGCAAAGTTGCTATCCGATTCAGAGGAAAGGATTGGGGCACTAAAGGAAGAAAGAGAAGCTATTGTTGGTAATTTTAATTTTTCTGAAACACAGAACCAACGCTCTAAGCGTTTTGCTGAAGCTAGAAAAGTTGAAAAGAGCATACTGGAAGAGATAGCTACTGCTGAAGAAAAATTGAATGATATGACTATTAAGTTTAATGAGAGTTTGGATGCAGTTAATTCTAAACTTGCGGAGCTAGAGATTAAGTATGGTAGTATATATGATATGCAGTTATTGGCTAATGCAGAATTGGCAACTGCCTATGCTGGATTTATAACTCAGCTAACTGATATGGAGAATAAGTTAGAGAGCATTTTAGGTACAAGCCTACAAATAGTTGAAGCATTTAAAAGCGGTAACTTAGACGCTTACCTATCTGGGCTGAGTAGCGATTTGACTAGCGGTACACAAAATGTGCTGCGCAGCGATATAGGTACTACGTATGCAGGCCCAACACAAGAAGGCCCAACTTTTAATTCTCCTACCTCTGCTCCTTCTGATGAAATGAAACTTACCAGTGCGCAGACTGCTAGGATTTTAGGTATGAGTAGGACTGAAGCTCCAGTTCAGACAGGAGCCTCTGAGCAGCCGGCTGAGGGGGTGTGGTATCAAGATGGGCCTTTCAGTGCTAGTAAGACTGAATATGCTGCTAAGGGTTTTAGTGGTATGGTCAACAAGCCTACCAGATTTATGGTTGGTGAGGCTGGCCCTGAAATGGTAAATGTTTCTCCTGTTAATGATTTACACGGTTTAGCTAAAGGTATTGGTGGTGGTGGTGTTACTAATATACACTTACATGAAAGTATAGATTTCCGTGGAGCATATGGTATTACTTCTCCTAATGTTGCGGAGAAAGTATACAGAGATGTTTGGGCTCCTGCTCGCAGGAGAAACTTAGGAAGATACTTGAGCACCAAAGGGAAGGTGATTAGATAATTATGGAATTTTCTGATATTCAGAACACTGCTAGAGCTTTTAATAAGACAGGGGTTGGCGCTGATGCTATAGGGAATAGCATAGACCTATTCCATCAACTACCTTGTAAGATAGTTGCACATAATGTTGCAGTATCAGGTCAGCACTCTGGTAAGTATTTTATAGAAGGTGATGTTACTGGTTTTATATCCGGCTATACTCAATTTTGGGTAGAGGGCAGGACTTTTGATGAAGATAACTTGATAACAGTTAGCTCAGCCACCTATGATGTTGATAGCCTATGGACAGAAGTAGTCATTTCAGAGTCTGCCACATATAAGGCCAATGTTAATGATATTGGCCACTATATTTGTGGCAAGTTTAATCTCACTAACTCTGATAAGATAAAGTCTATAGGTAATGTTGTGTCAGAGATGAATGAAGAAGGCTCTTTAGCTAACATGGTTGCTGACACTTTTGATTTTGAAATTAATAATGAAGATAAGGCTTATTATAATAGAGCAGGTAGGTCAGGGCATTTCTATGCTAAGGATATACTGACTGAAATCACTTCTGTTCAGTCTGAATCTAAGTTCTCCTATAAGTCTGGCATATATACTACCTTTATCAGGGTAAAAGATTTATTTGAGTTTAATGCCAGCCACTTCACCTATGGCTTTGTTGAGTTTGTTACTGGGAAAGCTGCTGGTAATGTGTATACTATTGTTGGCAGTAATGGATATAGCTTTAAGCTGGTGGCATACCTATCTAAGAACTATAGTGATATAAATAATTATCACATTGATGTTCAGCCTGGTGATAAGGTAAGGATATATAATGCTCCTGTGTT